TCTTTGTAGACTTCGTCAGGAGAAGGACGCTTTTGCGTTTTATTTAACACAGCAGCTTTCATTAACCGTTGAGCGTGCAAGGCGTGTGCTTCTGGAACCTTAATCTTTTCTGCAATAGGAAGTTCTACACGAACACCATTGACACTAAATTGCATTGGATTTCCAAACGCTGCTTTGTACACTTCAGGAATGTAGATTTCGACTAATTTAGAACCGACTGCTCTTGCAGCGGTTTCTAATTCTTTTTTTAGTTTAGCTTCTGGTTTTGTTACTTGACCTTCACGAAGTTTAGCAGTAGTATTAATATTTTTTTCAGTAGGCATATTTTGCCCTCCCTTTAATTATTTAACTTAATTAGACAATCTTCAAGAAGTAGTCGTCAGCTGCGGTTAATTGAGTAGCCGCTAAGCTGGTGAGAGCTCCACCGTCGGTGTGTGGAGTAATTACTCCAGAAGTCGCTGATGTGCTTAATATACCGGCTTCAATAGCACGAGCTACGACAGAAGCACCGTCTTCACCTTTATAGGCTTTGAAAGTACTGTAACCACCCACTTGGTTAACTGCTCCAATCGTGATGTTTGTCACACTGGTTGCTAACTTAAATGTTACTAACACAATTTCTTCTTTTTCTAATAAATCAACAGCGGCTAATGAAGCACTGGCAGGAACTGCCCAATAGTTAACGACAGCTTCGTTATTAAGAACACGAGCACCGAAACCATTAATTTTCCAACCCATAGATTGACGTTGATTGAGAGGGTCTTCGACACCTGCTGAACCTAAGCCTTTCGTGATGACTGATAAACCAGCACCTTCAAGCTTCGTAATCGCATAGGCTTCTTCACCGATAATAATAGAGTCGTGTGCTGTCACTGCATCGTTTTGAGCAGTTGGAGCATTTAACACTTCAACGAAACGAATACCGAACATTTCAACAGTCATACCATCATTAAACGGAGCATTGGATTGACCAAAGTCCATATAGTCTTGCATACGTTGGTCATCAAATAAATCGAACATAATTTCAGGCGAGACTAAAGCAACATACTTACCACCAGCTTTGCGGTTTCCACCTAAGAAGGCTTTCTTCATTGCAATGCTGATTTTACGGAAGTCATCAACTTTAGGACGGTCGTCGTTGGTACCCGAGGCAAAAGCCGCAAGAGTACCTAAAGCAACATTTCCACCTGCGAAGAAGGCAGAACCTTCAGCAACAAGGACGTTACGAACGATTAAGTCAAGCGTTTCTTTTGCAAGATAGCCTAATTCAACCGCATATTCACGTTTGACATCGTCTAATTGTTCAAGTTCGACTAAGTCGGACAAGTACATGACATCACCATATTGAGCGATGACAGCAGTGATAGACGAACCTGCAATTTCTTTACCAGTTGGGGTAACACCTTCAGTTAAAGGGACTGCGGTTGGGGATAACTTAATATAGCGTCTCCAATTAATGGTATCGCCATAGTTACGAGGCAAGGATTTTTCAACAGCATACTTTGCAAATTCAAAGTTGAGTTGACGAAGCATTTTAAGCAATAATTTGTCGTAATACGCATCTGGTTTTAAACCGGCACTGGTCGCATTGATAAGTGCTTGGGTTTGTAATGGGGTTGTAGCCATTTTATAAATCTCCTATAGATTATTTACCGAGTTTTTCTTTTAAGAATGAGTCGATTTCAGCGTCCATGTCGGCAGCGGACGTATCGACGTTGCCACCTTTTGTGCCTAACGAAGGACTGGCGGTCGTTTCACGACGTTTCTTTGTTTCTTCAAGCACTGCTTGACGACCCTTAGTCAAAGCTACATCATAATTCAAGGCTTTATAAGCGACTTCTAATAACTTTGGGTTAGCAACGACATCCAAACCTAACTCTCCGATTTTTTGAAAAATGGTTTCAACTTCAGTACCAGGGATATTGTACTTTTGTACTAATCTTTCTGCTTCATAGTTGAACGTTTCTTGTTGATAACGTTGTTTAATAGTTTGAACTTCTTGCTCCAAAGATTGCATCCGTTTGAATTGGTCTAACGGGATACCTTGTTTTTCCGCTTCTTTTTTAAGGCGGTCATCTTTAAATTTCTTCATTAACTCATCTTTACTAACACCGTATTGATTTGCTAACTCAGAGAGGAATTTATCAGATTGCTCTAACTTTTCCTTTTCTTCACGGAGTTTTTTAAATGCTTCATTACGTTTATGCAAGTCAGGGTCGTTGACTGGTGCCACATTTTCTTGATTTGGTTCTTCGGCTACTTGTTCTTCCACAGGTTCTTCAGCTGGTTGTTCTTCAGGGAGTGCCTCTTCTTTGGGCTCTTCGACCTGTTTTTCTACGTCAGCGGGAGCTGGTGTAGCTTGTTTTGTATCCTGTATCTCAGGAACTGCTGTTTGTGGTGTCTCTTTTACTTCAAATTCTTTATCAAAATCTGCTAAAAACGAATTTGCATCGAATTGCTCTCTGTCATTTGCCATTTGGTGGCTCCTTCCCTCTACGTCTTGAGGATACACGTCGGACGACGAAACCAACGCAGAAATATGTTGTTCATACACTGATTTATGCGGATTGGACTCCACACAACATCTTCTATCTATGTTATAGCAAAAAAAGTATTATTTTACTACTAAAAAAGTGCACCGAAGTGCACTTCTTTACTATTTTACGTTGCAGGTATCACCTTCGCAGGTGGGGGTAAGTTCTTTGTAGTCGAACTCTTTGTAACATTTTGTGCATTTTAGCATATGTGTTGGTTTTTGTTCAATACCGATGATAATATCAATAAAATCTTTACTTTTGCAGATAGGACATTCAATCTTTACTTCCATTACATCATACCTCCGCCGCCTTGCGGCTCACCGCCAGGAGCGCCTTGTTGGCGTTTCTGGACGTCGCCTAATCCTTGTTTTTTCGGATTAAGGGCTTGGAAGACTATTTGAGTAATTACTTGCATTGGGTCAATTTCACGTTGCTGTGCCATTTGCATTTCTGGAGTTAATGGCTGACCAGCTTCCATACCGCCATCTTCCATAGGTTGTGGTTGGGCAGCAGATTGAGCTTGTTGCATCTGCATTTGTTCAAGTTGAATTTGTTCCATCGCTTGCATAATTTGTTGTGCAATCGTTTGAGCATTTTCCATCGACTTTTGTTGACGTTCTTGCTCAATGCGGGCAAGTATAACATCACGATTTTGCGGATTAAACGCTTTAATCATATCTTCAGGGGTAACAATGGAGACCTCAGGAGCGTATTGAAGCTGCCATTCGGCAAGCATCCGCATTTTTTCTTGGTTACTTTGCTCAGTGTGTTTTAATCGTTGCGTAATATCAATATTAAAGTCCCAAGCAATTTCTTTAAAAAATTCTGCAGTAAATGGGATGTATTCATATTCAGCATCACCATTTGGGTCTTCGGATTTCATACGCATTAAACGGTCATCCGTATAATACTCAATCGCTAAGGTAATCATTAAGTAGCTAAGTTTTTCTAAGAACTTTTCAAAAGCTACATATTCACTTTGGTTACCAACCAACGAGCGTTCGATTAAACTTTGAACACCTGTTGATGTTTGTAAGGAACCAGAACCCTGCCCCGTAGCAATATCAGTTAAACCTGTGAACTCTTGAATATCTCGTTTTAAGAACTCAATATAACTAAGTAAAGTCACTGGTATCTCAGAAACTTCTACGTTACGAATAACGTTAGCTAAGTCTGGGTGTTTAGATAAATAGACTAACCCGTACGCATTTCCGTACTTAGAGACGATACGTGGGTCAATCCCCGCACCTTCATAGACAATCTTTTGTGGGTTTTGGTAGAGGGTTGCAATCGTGCCAATAATTGACTGAACTTTGTTAATCATCTTAACGTTTGGTAAGATGAGTTGGCAATCACTAATTCCCCAGAAATCTTGACGAGTCTGGTGTTGCCGTAAGACAACAAACGGGAATATATTTGGCTTAATACCTTTAACTTCTTTTAGAATAATACCATCAGCAATGTAAGTCACGTTGATAGAAAAACCGCCATTTTCATTAGCTTCTTTTTGATAGAAGGTAATAAGGTCGACAATATCTTCTTGATAAGAAGAATAGTCACGAGCGTAAATTTCACCTCGAGTTGCTTGGTCTTCAGAAGCATAAGCGTTGTTCTTACGATTTTCTAAAAACTTCTTTTTTCCTTTATCATCAATACTTGTATCTGCTTTAATATGGTCTACAGTCGTACGTGTATATGTACCGCAGTACAAAGCTTCTTCTAATTCAAATGCTTGTGGGTCAATAAAAAAGGTTGATGGTTCAATAGGCGTAATCATAATTTCACCTTGATAAAGGTGACCTCGAGTACCGCCGATATAATTTTCATCCCAACCTACATAAAGAATACCAGTGCCTAACAAACGAGATGTGGTAATCACATCTAACATTTTAAAGCGAACATTTAACTTTTCCCAAAGCTGTTCATAAGACTTCTGTAACAAAAAGATATTATCTGCTTGCTCAGGAGCTAATGGTTTAAGTTCTCCAAGATAATTGTCAATGAGTAATTCACCAGACTTTAATTTCTTAACGTGGTTGACATAGTTACTGGATGGTTTTGGTATCCAGCTTGGCATACTGCCTTTATCATTCCATTGGTCACCACGGTCAAAAGAGTCTAACTCTTTCCAAGTAATGTCTTTGCGTTGACGACGGAAGTCAATAGCATCTTTAGCTTTCTGCCAAATCTTCTTTGCTTTTTCTTCGTATTTCATATTACTTTAAATCCTTGGGTATCCCATAGTCTTTATTAATGTCCGCTGGGAACAAATCTGACTTTTGGTATTCTACCTTTTCATCCTTGAAACTTGCAATGAGTTCATTTAACTCTTTGAGCTTCTTATCATAGTCTTCCTTTTTAGAAAACTTTACGTCAATCTTAAAAATACCTGACAAAATGAAACCTGCAACAAAACACACTATTGCAATGACTATAAAATCCATACTACCTCCTAAAATCCTGTATACCATTCCGATACAGGCACTTCGTCTTCTTGTAATTCTCTTGGAAAATTGAAGTCTTTTCTACCCGCAGTCTTAGTTGTATTGAAGTAAACTTCGTTGACTAAGTCTTCTGGGTTATCTGGCAGCTCTTGAATTACATAACGCAGAGCGTCCATTGCGTGGTTATTTGAGTCAATCGGTTTCTCCCCACGATTTTTCTCTATATCTAACGTCCCACTACTATATTTATACTCACGACCTTCCCGAATTACATTAAAACAATTAGACATTATCTTTAATTTACCCAGGGCAAAATAGGTAAACACCTTCATAATCCCTGCATCAATGTTATTAACAGCCTCTTTAAACCACAGTCCATACTCGGAATAGTGACCAAAGTAGCTCTTTCCATTGGTTCCCCGACGGGTCTTACCGCTTGGGTCAGCAATGATTTGACTATAAATCATACCCGCAGGCACCTTATCCACCATCGCCCGCATCTTTGTAGCGTGATGGTTGACTGGCTTTTCAGCTTCATAATGCTCGTCATAAATATAAGCAAGACCTCTATCTGGGTCTATCGCTATCCCTAACATAACGGTGGGGTCTCGTAAACCAAAGTCAACACCAAAAAGCCGCTTCCAATTCGCTGGGATAGAAAACGGCTCAACAATATGTTCTAAAAATGTCGGGTAAACTAACCCTTCGCTATACTCAAAGCTTCCATAAATATATCGCTTGACCCACCACTCTGGTTTGCCTCGCCCAATACGGGTTTGGAAGTCTGGGTCTAAGTACTTATTTTGGAAAGAGCTATGTAAATGGCAACTAAGATATGGGTTGTACGAGGGGTCTCGGGGGTAATGTATCGGAGCAAAGACTTTATCTGATTTATAAAGTACTTCGGTTCTAATCCATCCGCTATCGGGGTTAGAACAAAGTATTCCTAATAGTCTTGACTTCTTAACCCTTCGCTTTCCGTTTTCGTCAACATCATAAATCATCGCCGCTTCGTTTCTTAACCGTGCTGACAACTCAACAAAAACTTCGTACTTGGAATTACTCGCTTCTTCTAAATAAAACGCAGTTAGGTTCAGCGACCGTATCTTATCGGCATCGTTACTTGGCAGTAACATAATTTCATGCCCGTTCTTCATTACAATCTTTTCTTCACCCTTGGTTCGGGTTTCATACTTAATATGGTTCTCAGGCAGGAACCTCATCATTTCGTTATAACTTGTTTCTTTCAATAATTGCATTGTTGGTGCGAGCAACGCCGTCCTGCCGTGAGGAACCGCCAGGACGTGCTCGACAATGGACATCACGGCAGTCGTAGTTTTACCACTACCGTACGCCCCAAAGATTGCTTTAAATGTGTGACCGTCTCTGTGAAACTGTGCTTGGTGCGGTTGGGGCTTATAATGAATTTCGGTTGCATTACAAATACTACAGATAGAATATTTCTTTCCTTCTGGTTGTATCATCTCCCCTGCACTACACAAGCTACACTTTCTATTCAATGAATAACTCCTCACAGTATCGGTGTCCTCGTTTAGCATTGAATACCATCATCAGCATTCCCGCTTTGGAGGATAGGTTCTTATCGGACTCGTAGTTCGTCTTGACCGTAGACATACTTGGTGCATAGAACACCTTTTTGTTACAGCCATCCCCTTCATAAAGGGTGACCTCACGGTAGTGATGGAAATGTCCAAACAACCCGTAGTCGAATTGCACGCCTCGGTAATATGCAATCTCTTGTAAGTAACCTTCTTTCTTATTGCCAATCAAATGCCCGTGAGCAACAAACATATTGTGCTTTGGCGTGATTGGAACAATCAGGTCGTTTCCACCCCAGACTATTACATTGCGGTTATTCTTAACGCTTTCTTTAATGTATTGATAGAACACGTGCATCAAGTCTTCTTCCACGAGCTCGTTACGGTCTGTGCCCAATGGACGCAGTTGCGTGTGGTTTGAACTTGTAATACAATAAAATTCAACCTTCATCTTCTTAGAAAGTCTATCAATTAAATCCGCATACACCTTAGAGACGTCAACAATTTGGAACACCATCCCCTTCTTAATCGCCATCAGCTGAGAGGTTCTTAACGCCCCACCGTCAATGGTGTCGCCCAGCTCTAAGAGTTTAATCCGTTTGAACTTGAATTGCTTTTGCTTTTCAATAATCTTGCCATACACATTACCAAGATGTTGCAAAAGGGTCTCGTCCCCGTTATAGTGAAAGTCGCTGGTCACAAATACATACTCGTCATCCTTTGACGTCGACGTGTCTTGTATAAACTTAACTGTCGGCTTTTTCTTTTTGATGGCTGACTTTAGTTCTTCCCCGAACAAAGTCTTGCTTGTCAGAACCTTTAGGTCTTCTTGGTTACGGCTTCGCTCAAAATTAATATACTGCTTCTGCAAACGTAATCGTCTTTTGATTTCTAAATCCATAGAAACCTCCCTGTTTATATTATATGCACCTATGCCCATTTTTACGTAAATTTTTTTAAGTTAGTGTGTGGCTGGGGGTGTTGCTATCTAAAAAGGATAACGACACGGATTACCTATGCCCCCTAAGGTAAGGGGTCAACCCCCCGCATTTTAGCACTCGGGGGTAGTGAGTGCTAAAACCACCCCCCCCACCCCCCCCCCTTAGCACTCGCCCCCCTTGAG